CGCGCCGGGATCGATGTCAGCGCGGCCGAGTGGTGGCTGTGGATGGCCGGGTTCTCGGTTGCCGAGTCGTTCCTTGAGGCGTTCGCCAAGCTTCGCGTCTAGAGCCCTAGCAGCGTCTTCCCGGCGCTGCGGTAAGCCGGGGCGAGCCCGTTGTCCCTGATTCCGGCGTGACCACCGTAGGGTACCCATAGGAAGGGACAGAACCAGATCACCTTCGGGTTGCTCTGTGTGTAGGCGACGAACGGCGCCGGGTCTTGCCGATTGCTGTCCGGCGGGTCCGCCCCACCGGGGAGCACGATCAACCGCTGATCGGAGCGCATCTGGGCGATAAGGCCCGGATACAGAGTCGACAGCACCCCCGCTCCCAGATGGTAGGCGTCGATGCCGCCCCAATCGAGCCACGGGCTATCGACCCCACGGTAGTCCTGCCCGTCGCCCCAGACCACCGCCACCTTCGGAATCGCGCGGCCGGGGAACATGTTGCGCCACGCGTTGTTGAGATCCTGCGTCCAGTTGGTCACGTCCTGGGCCGGCACCTGGCTGTCGCGTTCGGGTTCGTCTATGGCGTAGAGCGCCGTGACGAGATCCAGCATGTTGGCCTGCTGGAGTGCCAAGTAGAACTGCTCGAGGTTGGTCTGCGCCTCGACGTGGCCGCGGTAGAACTTGCGCGCCCCCACCGTGGAAAATCCGCAGAAGGCGGCATCGAGGATGACGTGCCGGAATCCTACTCGTCGCGCTTCGGCGATCTGCTGCAGCGTGGAGTTGATGATGTTGGTACGCCCCGAGGCTGTGTTCCAATCCCCTCCGCCGTTGGTCATCTGCAAGTTGCAGTGATCGACCGTCTGCGACGGCTGCGCCATGTCGGTCAGGAAGTAGCCGGCGTAGAGATCGCGCGTGGACGGCGGCTGCGGGGGCTGCGGCTGCGCGGCCGCACCGTGGACAATGACGGTATCGCCAGGATTGACGGTGATCTCGGTCGTGGTCATGACGGTGGGAATAGCGCCACGGTTGGGTTGCAGTCCTGACCCAAGCTGCACGAATTGGCCCCAGTGAAGCTCTGGTCGCGGATGTTGAGTACCCAGACCTCGCCCGCTTGAACCGTCACGCAGCCCACCTGTGGCGTTCCAATCGCCATGTGCAGGCTGGGCGTGCCACCCTGATCGGAACCGTTTGGCAGCGCCGTGAAGTCGCCCGGTTGCCGCGCGAGATTGACCTTGCGCCAGATTGCCGGCCCGGTGGTGTTATAGGTACTGATCTGCATCTGCTTGCCGTTGGCGCCGGTCGGGATGGTGAAGGTGCAGTAGATGAAGGTCGTCGCCGGGGTAACGCCGGTTGCCGCATGGCGGGCACCGTCAGCGTCGATATGGCCGATGAACACGCTGCCGACCGGAGGCGTGGGAGGGATCGGCGGTACGGGTCCGCTGACCGCAGTCACCAGAACCGAGTCGCCGGGAGATAGAGTGATCTTGGTATCGGTCATGCCTGCTCCTGTTGCGCGAGCCATGCCTTGGCGGCAGCGATAGCCTCGGCCAATTCCTGCGCCTGCGCGGCGGTGATCTTGCCCGGACCCTCGCCCCCAGCGGCGTTGAGCGCCGGGAACGCGGCGTTGACGAGGCGGGTCAGCACGGGCAGGGTCATTCCGGTCCCCGAATGAGGATGTCCGACTCGCGGGGTGGCGTGAGGTAGCTTGCGGCGAAGCTGATCACGGTCGAGATAGCGACGGCGATTTCCGGCGGAATGTCCACTTTGCCCCAGGTCTTCACCGTCCAGACCACGATCATCGTCACCGCCCCGGCAATGCCCGCGGCGAGAGTTTTCGTGGTTGGCGCGGGGGATGATTGAATCACTCGGCAGGCTCGTAAGTTGCCGCGAAGATGTCTGGCTTGCACGGATACCGTTCGCCCTTGACGCCTGTGATGATCCAATCACCAACCTCGGCCCGCATCGTGCCTTCAAGAGTCTCGATTAGCGTGACTTCCAACGCTTGATAGGCTTCAATCACTACCGGCTTCTTGCGGTATTTCACTGGCACCTCGCCCTATCAACCGTCGCCGATCCGGTCGGACGACCGCTGGCGTCGAACACGGTGCGCACACAGTTCCCGTTGCTGTCCAGCGACAGCGCGACCGAGGCCGGGGCGACCACCGGCACCTTGACCGGCAACTCGTTGGAGAGCGTCAGCGCGCACTTCTCTCCGACGCTGATCGAGCCGTTGGCGATCACCTTGTTGTCGAGGCTGATGACGTAGGTATCCGCCGAGAACCCGGCCCCGACGATCTTGCTGCACACCACGGTCGCAGTCTTGTCCTTGGCGGCAGCGCTGATCTGCTCGGCGCTCATCCCGCCGTACATTGAGGCGCAGCCGGTCCCGAGCGCGACGGCGAGCGCCAGCGCGAAGACGAGGCGCATTACGGTCCAGCGGGCGTGTTCGCCACCACCGCGTCGGCGAGTGCCTGCGTTTTGGCCTCGATGTCGGCGGCAAGCGCGTCGATGGCGGCTTGGTTCGGTTGCAGCGCTGCGACCTGGCCGGCCAGTCCTTTCAGCAGCGCGATGGCACTGTCGATGACCGTGTCCTCGTTGGTCACGTCGGTTTGAACATCAGCGAGTGTCTTCATGATTCGTGTCTCCGTTGCGGTTATGGCGGCAAGAATCTCGAGCTTGGCCCGCTGCACGCCGAACGGGTCACGCCAGAAAGGGGGAGGCTTAGGCGGTGGAGGCATAGCGCTTACGGCGCGGTACGTCCCACTGTGCCGACTTGCAATGCGGGCACCGGGCCGGCTTCTTCACCCGGGGCCACCAGCGGTATTTGCAGCGCAGGCATCGGAGCTTCTTGACCATGACCAGCATGGCATCATCATATCCCCACTACCATGATAGTCAAGCCAAAGCCCGCTTGATCACCGCCTCGGCGTAGGGTTGCTCGCCGTTCTCATGCCAGATGATGGCCTTGACCACTTTCTCCAGTGTCTCCGGGTCGAAGAAGTTGATTCTTTGATCTGGCGCAAAGCCGGTGCGGGCGCAGACATCCTGTACATAGGCGGCGGTGTTGTTGGACGGTTCCGGGGCGTAGCGCTCGATGGCAGCGCGTACCGAACGGATTAGGTGGCGGACCTGATAGCTTTGCAGCACCTTGCCCAGCGCCCGGATGCCATGCTCAGGCGTGTCGAAGGTCTCGAAATTGGGGTCGCCCCCTTGCAATTCACCCAGCCAGTCGATGTCGGTGCGCCAGATATTGCCCGGATTGTTATCGCGGATGCCGCGCGGCAAAGAGATGGTGGAGACGTGATTGGTCATGGTTGGCTCAAGCTGGTGTCGGTCTCGCGCTCATGCACGCGCGTAGCCATTTCGAGGATGCGCTGCGTCTGGCTCGCCTGGATCATCGCCTCGCGCCAGCTTTCGAGCTTGGTGATGCGGATGTCCAGCCGGTGTGCTTCCTCGCGCAGCAAATCCTTCAATTCGTTGACTCCCTTGATGACTTGATCGAACTGATGCAGTACCCGCATGAAGAACCACGTGAGGCAGGCGATGAACGCCGCGCCGACCAGACCGAAGGCCCAGGTCAAGACCTGGATCACGAGCTGCACGTCGGCGGCGGCGGCAATAGTGGTCATGGAGAGAGTATCCACTCGATCATTGGTCGGTGACGAGCTTCGGCTCCGGCTCGAACTCGATGGTGCGCTCGCGGATGCTCTTAATGCGCGGGGCGTTCTGATGGTAGGCGTCGTTAAGCGCGCGCAGAGTCACGTCAACCTCAGTGCCAAGATGCTGATCGCCCGTGTCCTGATACAAGCGCGAGGCCGCCGCGAGCTTGACCTGATTCTGCCCCGACGAAACGCTGATCGGCATCATGGCCAGCTCGTAGAGCGCTTGCAAAGCACCCGCCCGGCACAGGATCGACTGCCGCCGGATGTCGGTCTCGATCTGCTCCAGCGACAGCTTGGCATATTCGGGATTGGCCGCCGGGTTCTTTTTGAGGTCGGCCAAGATCTTCGGCAGATTGGCGGTCGTGCGCAGCGCGTCGTCAAGCTCCGCTACGGAAACGTGCAGAACGCGCGCGGCCAGCGCGACATCGCCGAAGCTCAGTGCTTTGCGGATTTCGACCGCCGTCGGCGGACGGCGCCAGCCGCCGGCTTGCCGGTCTTCAAGCTCTTGCCCGTTTTCGCCTGCGCGATCCTCGCTGCCTTGCCTTTGTCGCCCGTCTTGCGCTTGATCGCCTGATAGATCCGGTCTACCTGTGAGCCTTTTGGCATAGCGTGCCATCCTTGTTGATTTCATACCAACCTGAAATTGCGAGCGAAGCCGTGCTGCTGGATCATCGGCAGGCCCTTGATCAGACGCCCCACACCGATGTCGGGCCGGTAGAACGGTTTCGTAGGCATCCGTACCTTCTTGGCAGCAGCATACGCCGAACGCCGCGCCCCGGTGATGGTGTCGCCGGTGCCAGTCGCGACCGCGATGTAGTCGCCCGCACTCGCCAAGTTGGGCATCCGCACCGTGGTCCCGTCAATGTCCACCGGCACGTTGTCGGCAAGCATCACTTCCGACAGATGGATGTGCTCGCGATCCCCCGCGCCGTAGACCGGGATGCCGGAGACTTCCTTGTTGGTCAAGTGGCCGTAGGGGAAGTCGGGGATGACCAGCACCACGGAGACGCAGGCGACGTTCTCCTTCACATGAAGCGTATCCTCGCCATTGAGGAGATCGACCATCCACTGCGCCGGGTCGCCCTCGCTGGTGGCGATGTGGTTGTGGAATCCCGGCCAGCCGGGGCGCATCGTGAACTCGAAGGGGTAAAAGTCTCCCTTCTCGTCGATCATGCCGTTGTTGTCGACGTAGCCGACGTACTCCAGTTGCTTGAGCAGTTTAGTCATCGGCTTCAACGCGATGTCGAACAGCTTCGACTCGCGGACGTACATCGAGAGCGTGCCCATCTCGCCGGTGTTGGGGCCGAGGTCGCCCGCCATCAGCGGCTTGAACTCGAAGTTCTCGTACTTCCATTGCGACCAGCCGCCGGGGCCGAACCAGCCGCCGACCGCCATCTCGCAGCCCTTGACCTTCTCCTGCAGGATGAAGCCGTGCTTCTTGGCGTCGTGGCGGTATTTCTCGTTCTTCTTCCACCGCTCGGTCAGCATGAAGATGAGGCTGGCGGCATCGTCAGCGACGTGGGAGAGCGCTTTGTCGCAATCGCCCGAGGGCTTGCTGACGAGATAGGTCGGATGCTTCTCGACAAACTTCGCGGCAACATCGTAGTCGTCGAAGGCCACACTGGGGATGGTCTTCAGCCCCGCCGCCTTCATCGCCGCCTGGCCCTTGCCGCGATCCAGCTCCAGTTCGGCCGCCGCGGGCGACGGGCCGAACACCGGATAGCCCATCTGCCGGTAGGGTTCGAGGAGAGTGGTGTAGAAGGCGTTATCGGGCATGAAGATGAGGTCGGCCCAGCCGATGTACTTCTTGCGCAGCAGATCGAAGTCGATCAGCTTCGGCACGATGCCCTTGCCCGCCATCCGACGCTCGCCATTCTTGCGCGGCTGATCGTAGTACATGACTTCCCAGCCCCAATCCATCGCCCGCATGGCGAAATCGAGCGCGTTGGAGCCGATGTCCACGATGAGCAGGCGCTTGCTCATTGCGAATCTTCGAGCCGCGAGATTACGAGCGCAACGATGACCCCGGCCACGAGGTCGAGGATCAGGCTATGGACTCCCAGCACCAGAAACCCGCCGATCGCCATCACCGCGATAGTCAGCAGCCATTTCATTGCGGCGGATTTTGCAACTGGCGCGGGTCGGCCAGATAGCCGCCGATGGGCACGCCCAGCGGCATCATCTGCCGCGCCCTGCTGACCTCGTAGGATGGCGTACGCTTGGACAGCCAGCCCTTCGTCGCCGCGTAGGGTAGGCCCATGCGCACGGCGATATCGGCCACGGCGATGCCGGGATGCTTGGTTGCGAGTGACCCTAGCACCCAAGTCATGTCCCAGAAGCCCAAGCCCTGCCGCGCGCCG